CTGCAAGCTGGGCTACGGCTGCTGGCTGGGCTACGACTGCGAGCTGGGCGACGGCTGCAAGCTGGGCTACGGCTGCGAGCTGGGCGACGGCTGCAAGCTGGGCTACGGCTGCTGGCTGGGCGACGGCTGCGAGTTGGGCGACAGCTGCAAGCTGGGCGACGGCTGCAAGCTGGGCGACAGCTGCAAGCTGGGCTACGATTGCTGGCTGGGCTACGATTGCAAGCTGGGCGACAGCTGCAAGCTGGGCTACGGCTGCTGGCTGGGCGACGGCTGCGAGTTGGGCGACAGCTGCAAGCTGGGCGACGGCTGCAAGCTGGGCTACGATTGCGAGTTGGGCGACGACTGCGAGCTGGGCGACGGCTGCAAGCTGGGCGACGGCTGCGAGTTGGACGACGGCTGCAAGCTGGGCAACGACTGCGAGCTGGGCGACGGCTGCAAGCTGGGCTACGGCTGCGAGTTGGACGACGGCTGCAAGCTGGGCAACAGCTGCAAGCTGGGCAACGGCTGCAAGCTGGGCTACGGCTGCTGGCTGGGCTACGATTGCAAGCTGGGCTACGATTGCGAGTTGGGCGACGGCTGCAAGCTGGGCAACGACTGCGAGCTGGGCTACGGCTGCAAGCTGGGCGACAGCTGCAAGCTGGGCAACGGCTGCAAAGTTAAACATACTCTTTGCATACACGCTTCCCGTCATACGATTACTTATTGGGGTTGCGACGCTATACAAATCGGCTGTAAGCAATATACGATTTTCGAATGGCTGTCTAACTATGAAAATATAGGGCGTTCAAATAATTACTCGGACAAAGAAATCGAGGAGTACTGGATGTACATAGACATGATTAAGCACATACATGAGAGTGGAGCTTTAATGTAACATGAACGACATGGAAACGAATACAGAATTATATAAAAAACTATTGGAGTTGCAGAAGGCCGTGCGCGGTCTTTTCCCCGAGAAACAGGGAGGGACAGGTGATTATAAATATGTCTCCGGCAACAAGCTGCTTAGTGTCGTTCGTCCGAAGATGGACGAGCTGGGACTTCTTCTCAAATCTGAAATCGTCGATATTGTCAACACGAGGCAGGATTACAAGGTAGGGCGCGAACAACGCGACAAATCGGAGGTGCATACATCGCTAAAAATGCGCTTCACCTGGATAGATGCGGAGAGCGGGCAGCAGGAGATGTGCGAGTGGGCAGCGAACGGGCAGAACGATTGGGATAAAGGAGCAGGTTCGGCCATGACCTATGGGGAACGATATTTCCTGATGAAATTTTTCCATATTCCGACCGACGAGGATGATGTAGACGCTCTTCGGGAAAAGAATGGCAGTATGCCGGCCGGGGAGACACACCCGTCCAAAAAGACATTCAATCCGCAGGTGCTTGAAGACCCTGTTAGTGTCAATATCGTCTGCAAGTGGCTGGATAAAAAGGAGGCAGAAAGCAGGGACGCGGGGAATACATTCAGTATCGCCCGGCTGCTGGAAACACAGTATGCCGGGATTACTTCCGGCGAGATTAACCGCGTCGGAGAATTGTACAGGGAATATAAACAGAAACAAACAGCATAACAGCATGAGTTCACTTTATCAGATTACTGCCACGCAACAGTGGCTGAACGATGCGATAGAGGCATCGGAAGGCGTCCTCACTCCGGAGCTGGGGGAGGCGCTGTCCATCAACGAGGAGAATCTGCGGCAGAAGGCGGAGGATTATTCAGCGTCGATACTCGACGCAAAAGCACGACTGAAAGCTATCCATGACGAAAAGGCGCGACTCAATAAATTGCAGAAAAGCGAACAGCGGAAAATCGATATTCTGTCCGGGCGGCTATCCGATGCGCTGCGGCTGTTTGGCATAGACCGGTTGGAGGCTGGCAAGTATCGACTCTCTTTCTGCAAATCGACGCAGGTCGTCATCGAGGACGAAGGAAGCATTCCGGAGCGGTTTCGGACGGTTACGATAGGCTACGACAAGCAGATGCTTAAAACGGCCATAACGGCCGGGGAGGAAGTCCCCGGGGCGGTCTTACAGGAAAACAGCAACATTCAAATACGGTAATATTATGGCAAAAAATGAAATCACGGGCAGGCTCGTGTACATCGGGCAGACAGAGGAGCTGCCGTCGCGCAGCGGCGGCAATGTGTTCCGCAAGCGGGAATTTCTTCTGGATGCTACAACCTATGACCTGTATACCGCAGAGCGCAGTCAGTATGAAAACATTCTTGCGCTGGAAATGACGGGCGACCGATGCGGCGGGTAGGCCGGAGGAGCGGCTGGTGCTGCTCCAGGGCACGGTGGAGGTCTTTTGCGACACAGAGGACGATGGGCCGGGGGCTTCGTATTTCGATGGCCCGGCATGGCGCGGCGTTGTCCGCCTCGATTCCTGGGAATGCCGACAAATGCCCGCGGCGCCGGAAGCGTACCGGGACGAGCGCTTCTTCTTGCAATGGCCCGTAGCTGTCTGCGACTTCGACCCGACGCAGGTAGATGGAGCTGAGGACTATTTCGATTAGGTACTTTTTCATATTGTTTGTGATTTTAGTTCAGCCCCGGCCACGCGGGAGCCGCGCCGGGTTTTTTAAGATAGTCTTAATTATCAATTAATTAATAGAAAGTATGGACGATAATTTAAGGGATTTGGTCGCGTCTAAAGACCTGCGCGGAGCCAACCTGCGCGACGCCAACCTGCGCGGAGCCAACCTGCGCGACGCCAACCTGAGCGGAGCCAACCTGCGCGGAGCCGACCTGAGCGGTGCCTACCTGAGCGGTGCCAACCTGGATTTGTCGTGCCTCCCATTGTGGTGCGGCTCCCTGACGGCGCGCACAGACAGACGGCTGCGTGTCCAGTTGTGTTTTCATTTTTTAAGTTGGATAAAAAATGCCGGTAATGCCGATGCCGACGAACTGGAGATTCTCGAGAAGTTGAGGAACTATGCCAACGAGTTCCATAGACAGGACGTCGAGCGGCTGTAGGTAGAAAGGGGCATGTGGGCCGGCAGTCCGACACCGGCGGCGGGTTCGACTCCCGCGGCCCCGCGAAGGTTTATTAAAATACAGGAAAATGGAAAAAAATTTCGAGCTGACCGATGAAACGATAGAAGTGGACGGCAAGACCCTCCACCGCATACGCTGCACGCGTGACTGCAAATGGGCAAATGCGGGTGACTTGGGCGGATTCATCGAAAAAGAGGACAACCTATCCGACAATGCGTGGGTGTCCGAAAATGCGCAGGTGTACGGCAATGCACGGGTGTACGGCAATGCACGGGTGTACGAAAATGCGCAGGTGTACGGCAATGCGTGGGTGTACGGCAATGCACGGGTAGCCGGCAATGCACGGGTAGCCGGCAATGCGTGGGTGTACGGCAATGCACGGGTGTACGGCAATGCACGGGTAGCCGGCAATGCGTGGGTGTACGGCAATGCACGGGTGTACGGCAATGCACGGGTAGCCGGCAATGACGACCACTGCGGATTCGACGTATTCGGCAGCATAGGCAGGCATACGCACGCTTACCGCACGTCGGACGGCGGTGTCGAAATAACATGCGGCTGTTTCCACGGCGATATAGAGGCTTTCGAGGCGAAAGTACGGCATACGCACGGCGATAGTCAGTATGCCCGCGAATATCTGGCCATAGCGCATGTTATCCGCGTGAAGTTCGGGCTGGCGTAAAATAAAGGTTTTTAATCAAAAAATAGTAGTTATAGAAAACGTAAAGCTATTGGGTAAGTTGCTTGAGCTACAGCAATCGGTACGTGGCGGCCTCGATACTGGATGCGGAGGCATTCGTGGCGCTGGACGTGAGGCGTCTGGCCGCGGGCAAATACGCTCTTTCGGTGCGTCCGTCCACCGCGGTGCACATCGACGACGAGGCGGCATTGCCGGAGCAGTTCGTGGTGACGAAAACCACCCGCACGCCAGACCGGAAGCTGATAGCGCAGACGATTAAGGGCGGGGAAGATGTTCCCGGCGCTCGGCTCGAAACGAGGGAGAATTTTCAAATAAAATAGACAGTTATGGCAAGAGTAGTCAATAGACGGAATTTGGTCGTGCCGCATGAATATACGACGAGCGACGGACAGAAGCGGACGCGGTGGCAGACGATAGGCAAGGCGTTCTATCTGGATTCGGGGGCGGAATTTCTAAGAATCGACGCCATCCCCACCGGGGCATGGGACGGCACGGTACAGGTGTTCGACGAACAGGACGACACTCAGAATGGCGGCAAATACTCCGGCCAGAACAACGGCGACAGGTACCCGCGGCAGAACAACGGCAAGGGCGGGAGCGGCACTTACGACGACCTTCCATTTTAACGGTCTGCGATGTTGTACGACCTGAGCGATGATACGGACATGCGGCGTTTTCGGACGCGGTGCGCGGCACTGGAGCGGACTGGGGCGCGGGTGGAACTTTCCGAACGTCGCCCCCGCACGCTGAGCCAGAATAAGTATCTCCACCTGCTTTTAGGGTGGTTCGCGCTGGAGTACGGAGACACATTGGAATTCGTCAAGGAGGCGTACTTCAAGCGGTTGTGCAACGCGGATTTGTTCTGCGTCCGCCGCCCCGACCGCTTTCTGGGCGAGGTGGAGCGGCTTCGCAGTACGCGGGACGTGACGACGGCGGAATTGACAACGGCCATAGAGCGGTTCCGGGCGTGGTCTTCCAAGGAGTGCGGCATCTACCTTCCCGCACCGGATGAGGCGGATTTTCTGCGCGTCATCGAGAAAGAGACGGCGCGACAGGCTATTTACATTTGACGGCATAGGCGATGATTTGGATAGGAATTGATACAGGACGGCATACGGGATTTGCCGCATGGGACGGGCGGCAGTTGGTTGCCGTGCGCACGGTAACGATTACGCAGGCTATAGAGCTGGTTCGCGGGTACATGCGGCAGGGGCCGGTACGGCTGCGGATAGAGGACGCCCGGCAGCGGCGGTGGTTCGGTGCCACGGGCCGCGAGCGGCTGAAAGGGGCGGGAAGCGTGTGCCGGGATGCTACGGTGTGGGAGGACTGGTGTCGGGAGAATGGCGTTACGGCCGAATTTGTGGCGCCCGAACGGAACCGCACGAAACTGTCGCCCGAACAATTCCGGACGGTCACGGGGTACGCAGGCATTACCTCTTCGCATGGCCGGGATGCGGCGATGTTGGTTTATGGGATACGGTGAGATATGGAGAATAACGGTTACATAATGCTTAGCAGGAAGTTTTTCGCAAAACCCTTATGGGTCGAACCCCGTGAGTATTCACGTGCCGAAGCGTGGCTTGATTTGATACAAGCTGCGGGAATAGAGGAACGGGTCATAATACTCGATGGACGGGCGCTAGAGAGCCGAAGGGGAGAACTTGCCGCGAGCAGAAGATTTCTCGAGAATCGCTGGAGATGGAGTGCAGGCAAAGTGACTCGGTTTCTGGATATGCTTAAATCGCAGGGAATGATAGAAACGAGAAAGGAGCACGGCCATACCGTTATAAGATTGTGTAATTATGATACTTACAATCCCTTGGTTACAGACAGGCATACCGGCGGAAAAACCAGCGACGAACCGCGAACCGAACCGCATAATAATATTATTTACAGCAGTTTACCGCGGTCTTCGGACCAATCGCGAACCGCAAACCGGACCAATCGCGAACCAGATGCGAACCAGACGCGAACCAAAAATAAGGAATTAAAGAAAGAAATAATAAAAGAAACTCCTACACCTAACGGTGTAGGAGGAAAGAAAGACGCGGCTATCGCCGCTACGAACGCGCGGAAAGAAGCTTTTCGGAAGTCTCTCATTCCCTACGTGGAGACTTACGGCCGGGAGATGATACGGGCTTTCTTCGATTACTGGACGGAGAAGAACCGGTCGGGCACGAAAATGCGGTTCGAACTGGAGAAAACGTGGGAGACCGCCCGTCGTCTGGCTACGTGGTCCAACCGGGAAAAAGAGAAAAATTGCGCAAAAAGAGAAAAAGAGCATGAATCTTTACGAACAGACACTCAAACAGTTGGGCGTCCGGAAAAACGTCGGAGCACGCTATAGGCTGCCTTTTTCGGCAGTACAGGTGATAGGAGGCCTTACGGCGGCGTATTCGGCGGTAGTTTCAGGCCGGGGCAGAGAGTTCCGCCGGGACGAGGCTACGACGGCGCACATCCGGCAGGCGGCCCGGTGGTTTACCGGAAGCATGAAGCCCGGGCTGCTCCTTTACGGAGGCTTGGGAAACGGCAAGACGACGCTGGCGAAGGCAATGAGGCTTTTTCTGCTCACCGTGCGCGGCGCGGCGGAGGAGCGGCTGGCCTACGGACTTTGGCGGCTGACCGAGGAGGAGGGGCTGGAGGCCGAGCGGATAGTCCGCCACGTGCCGCTTGCTACGGAAGTATCTGCCGTGCATTTGGCCGGGATTCCGGTAACGGACAGCCGTTATGCGGAAATCGTGGATGCGCCTATGCTCATCATCGACGATATGGGCTGTGAACCGGCAACCGTGAAGCACTACGGCACGGAGGCAACGCCGGTGGCCGACGCGATATTCCGGCGGTACGACAGGATGCAGCTCACCATCATCACGAGCAATCTGGATGATGAGGGAATCGAGCAGCGTTACGGCGCGAGGATAACCGACCGGTTTGAGGAGATGTTCGACCGAATTTCGTTTGAAAATGAAAGTTACCGCAGATAACCTGAAGGCCGCCATCCTTTCCCGCATTCGGGAAGTGTGCGAGCGCAAAGCGGAGGCCTATATCGAGCCGGTTCACGCACTGGTCATCCGCGACGACCTGTATCTGTCGGTCTGCTGTGCCTGCACTTTCGACGAGTTCCGGGCGCTGGTGGACGAGCTGGCCGGGGAGGGACTGATAACGGTTCACCGGACGGCCACGGACACGGGGCTGCGGCCGAATATAGAAGCTAGTGAATTATGACGCACGCATCGTTGTTTTCCGGTATCGGCGGGTTCGACCTGGCGGCCGAATGGGCAGGCTGGACGAACATGTTCAACTGCGAAATAGACGGATTTTGCAGAAAGGTTCTGAAATATCATTTTCCTAATGCACAACAGTATGCAGACATACGAACAACAGACTTTACAGTTTGGCGGGGACGCATCGACGTCCTCACGGGGGGATTCCCCTGCCAGCCGTTCTCGCTTGCCGGCAAACGAAGAGGCACGGAAGACGACCGCTACCTCTGGCCGGAGATGCTCCGAGCAATACGCGAGATTCGTCCCGAATGGGTCGTGGGCGAGAATGTTTACGGATTCGTTAATTGGTCGAACGGACTGGTTTTCGACACGATGTGCGCTGACATGGAAAATGCAGGCTACCAGGTCGGGGCGTTTATACTTCCGGCTGCTGCCGTCGGCGCTCCCCACCGCCGGGACAGGGTGTGGGTTGTTGCCCACCGTTCAGACGCAGGGTCTGAAGCGATGCGAGAACGGCAGGACGGTGTTTTTTCCGGTAACCATGCTGCCGACTCCGACGGCAATAGACGCAGGAAGCGGACGCATGAATCGAAGCCTGTCCCCGAATGCGTCGGAACGTCCGACGCTGGCAATGGCTGCGAAAATCGGACTCCTGCCGACCCCGACGGTGAACGATGCGACGAATGCCAGTCTTCCGGCCAGTCTGAGCACCCGCAAGAGCGGAATAGCCAAGGTGGCGATGCAGAGCGGCGAATACCGGGCTGGGGCGGGTTTCCGACTCAATCCCCGGTATGTGGCGGAGATGATGGGATTTCCGCCGAACTGGACGGAATCACCTTTCCGGCATGGTGCCGGGAATCTATCAAAGCATTCGGAAATGCCATAGTACCGCAGGTAGCATGGAGAATTTTCGATGCGATTAATAAATTGAATCGATGAAATGTCATTATATATACACAGAAGATGGCGACAAGGTACTCATACCGTACTGTTGGCCAGTAGTTCTTTCGGGCGGTCGTACGGGAGATGGCGGAGGAAGGGCTAGTGACGATTCATGAAACGGCCACGGATACGGGGCTTCGGCTACCGATAGAGGAGAGCGAACTATGAAAAATGAATCTAAGGATAAATACAATCTTCCGCGCGGGTTGTGGTGGCGCGAGACAACGGGACGTATAGCACTTTGTAGATGTCCGAAATGCGGCCGCGAGAATTATTGCATGAACGTTTTGTCCGGAATATGCACTTGGTGCGGATTCGATGCTAACTCGTACTACAATAATGACAACAAGAGTATGAAGCTGACAAAAAATGAACAATGGATACTCGACTACCTTAAGGGTAAGGACTACGTGTCGCCTACGGTGATAGGAAAAAGCCACGCATCGGTTACTGGAAGTGCTGGCTTTACACATCATAGCTCATGGGCTTCACCAATCTGTTTGCGGTTGGTGAAGAAAGGACTTTTGGTTCGGAATGAAAAAGGACATTATAAACTGAACGCAGATGAGAAGTAAAAAAGCACAAAGATTTATTAACGATAGGCTATCCATGGGTTCATTGGACTTTACAAAAGCAGATGTGGGATATTGCGTAACGTGCGCTGAAAAAGAAGCCAAGGAACGGATGCAGGCAAAAGCGCATCGTATTATCGAGAAGATGATGGCCGGTATTTTTCAAGGAGATATGTCTCGAAAAATCGCAGATGAATTTTGCAAAAAACTAACCGAGGAATGAAAACGATTCATAAGGCTACGGGAGATGAGATTTTGAAATGTTTTCAAAAGGCGTGAGTGATATGAGAGATTTTCAGAATGAGGCGGAGGAGTCTGTTCCCTCCTGCTACGGTGGCGAGGATTACTATGCTTGGTGTGAGGCATATGTTGCTGGTGCGGAGAGTGGGTATCGTCACTGTTTAGAAGATTTAAAATCGTGGATTGATGCTGAGATTGAATCTATAATACAGCATAACCTTGAAAAGATTTAGAATGAAAACGATTTGGATATATTGCACAGTATGTAAGCAAGATGTTGCCGCGCAAGAGTGCTATGGCCGGCACATCTATCTACGTCGCCCGGATTTGGATGACAAGCGTTTTTATATGTGTCCGACATGCGGTAATTACGTGGGTACTCACAAAGATGGTCGCTCGTTGGGCACTATTCCCAGTCCGGAGCTGCGAGACCAAAGAAAATGGGTTCATAACGTGATTGACCCGTACTGGTTGGGAGATGGGCATGCCGACCGGGCCAAGAGAAAGCAATTGTATTCGGCTCTCTCGGAAGCTCTCGGCAAAGAGTATCATACGGGAAACTTGAACAGTAGGGAAGAGTGCGTCAAGGTCGTGTCGTGCTATGTGAGATTACGTAATTCGGGAATATTATAAAAATAAAACAGTTAGAAATGGATATCATGGATAAAAATAAAATTCCCTTCCGCCCTGTCGGGGAGCGGTTCAATTTGGGCGATGTAGTGCTTGAGGTTGTTCCCGACGCGAATTTTGATTGTAAAAGTTGCTACTTCCACGAGCGGGTTAGAGATACTCGTGGAGATATTACGAGTATTCGTCATTGCGGGATACATGCTTTTTTAATAGGTCATTGTGCCGCGGAGGACAGAGAGGATGGCGAGGATATAATTTTCAGACAAGTAAAATGATGGCAGGCAGATTCATGATTGACGGGATTTGGTGTGATGTCCCGGAGGGCGAGAACCTGAACGATTGGCTGAACGAGAACGTATCGGTCATTATCGACCCGAATACCTTTGAGATAATCGGTCGTCTTCGGCGCATAGACGTTATCGAACGGGTGCGCAAAAGCGGCCGTGGGCGGGGAGTTTCGAGAGCAAAGATTGTGAAACGTTTCAAGAATAAGAATAGATAATTTATGGACGACAGAGAATTATTGAGAAAGAACTATGAAGATGCCTGCAATGCTTACTTACGAGCATTTTGCTAGAAGCACGGATACGATGAAGACGACGCCGTCAATAGCTGGGCAGCCGGAGATGTAGGAGGCATTGCGTCCGTCGGCGACGAGTTTGTGAATATGGATACTATCATCGCCGATATCGACATGCAGGCACCGGAAACGGCCTTTGGCGAATGGTATGACTACTGTTTGCGCTTGCACATGATTTCGGAGGATATTACCACCCCGAATTACCGAAACTGGCTGCGTGGCTGTCCGCGAAAAACTGTAGAAGAGCTTGCCGCACTTGAAGACGCTCATTTGTGGGTTGAATATGCAAAAAGACAATTTCAAGAGGAAATCGACAAATTCAATGGCTAAAATAAAGGAACTTATCAAACGTGTTTTTATCAAAACGACATGTTGCCATACTTGGAGTTGCAAGCGGCGTACTACATGGCACGACCCTGATTTTGGGAACACCTGGCTGACCGAAATATGGGTTTGCACCAAATGCGGAAAGGTAAAACGAGTGAAACTATGAAAAAGATAATGTTTAACGACCGTTACGGCCTCACGCAAGCGGTTATCGATGGGCGGAAAACCATGACGAGGCGGTTAATTAATCCAATGCCGGAGGATTGCACCGCCAATCACAAAAATTACTGGGGGGCTTATTGGTCGGATGAGCCTATGGCTTTGGAGGTAGAGCGAGATACAGGCGGTATATATTGCAAGTATTGTGGCAACGGCGTAAGATGGTTTGAAGCGGGCTATTACTATAATACTAAATATAAACTTGGCGATATCGTAGCCGTGGCGCAAAGTTATAAATCCATATCTGACAAGCATCCAGACGTAAATACGTTCTTGCTTCAGCTTTCAAAGGCATATGGATGCAAATTGGAAGCCATACCAAATCTGCCCGGCTGGAAGAATAAGATGTTCTCCAAAGCAGAACTTATGCCTCACCAAATTCGCATAACGGATGTCCGCTGCGAGCGGTTGCAGGATATTTCGGATAGCGAGTGTCTCAGAGAGGGCGTGCAGTACATCGAAGAACTCGGAGTGTATTATTTCGAAAGACCGGATAGAGAAGAAGGTTTTTATTTTGATTTTGACAGTCCCCGCGCCGCCTTTGCCTCCCTCATCGACAAGGTTTCCGGCAAAGGGACGTGGGAGAATAATCCTTGGGTAATAGTTTATGAGTTTGAGTTGGCAAAATAAAATAGATTATGGAACGTGAAATCAAATTCAGAGGCAAGCGCCTCAACAACGGAGAATGGGTGGTTGGCGATTTAATTCACAAAAATAACGGAGATGTTGCCATACGGACATATCTCAATGTATGGGTGGAGAATTCCGATAGTTTTACCATTGCCATATACTATAGTGCGTGCCAATTCCGATGTAAAAAGTACCTCTATTTAATGTTGGCAAATAACCGTATCCAATTTGTACGCCTACTCCCCAGCGTTTAGATTTGCTGGATACGGGAAGGGTCTGCGTTATAGTCTGCTGTTTTTGGTAAACTTGCATTTCTACTAAACTTGGCCGGTATCCCTCGACAACGGCCCGATAATCGGACGTAGTGTATGTTTTCCGTTCTATTGGCATGGCGACCGGAATGCGGACAGTATCGGTAGGTGATGGTAGGTAGCATGTATCGATACGCACGACCGTGACAGGATTCGGCATGGGAATTTTCCGAATGAGAGTATCGACTACGGTAACGGTGTCGCGCCGCACTTCGCTCGATGTTATATCACACCGTTTCGAAGCACGTCCCGCAAAGAATGCTCCGATGAACAACAGTACGGCGGTTATGTATCCCCATACTTTCATATATTACTTCTAAGAAAGGCAAGGCAAAAACCTATGAGTACGCCGACGAGCGTGGCATTTATATCCGCCCATTCGAAGGTGCCGCGCTTCAGCAGCCTGTCCCACAAAAACTCCTTACCGAACGCAGCTACAATACCGGCAACAGCTCCGAGCCACGGAAGCCACATACCGATAGTAACTGCAATAACATATCCGCACAATACATGCAGTAGTTTGTCTGTTTCCATCATGTATATTTTATAAAAATTTCTATCTTTGTAAATGCCATCTGGCAAAGAGACATTGCTATGTCTCATTAAGAGGCGGAGTCCGACACCGCCTCTTTTTTATTACCTATTTCATAATTTATTATTTATACGTATACTTTCTTTATATTCACGAATAGGATTCATATTAATATCATCATCTATCATATTTGATATAAAAAGTTTTACACTATTAAAACTACTATATTTCTCAAATATAAGTTCAACATAACCTAAAGTCTTTTCCTTTATATTTATTCGATAATCATAAATATCATTTTTAGGATTATCATATACACCAAATGTTACATCTTGAATATTAGTATAATCTATATTAATACACAAATCTTCATTATTATATTCTTCACTATCATTTGGCAATAAATCAGAAACATAAATTTTTAAAGTTTCTATATCCTTACCGTATATAGTATAATTAGGATAATTAGGAATATTAACTATATTGACAATTTTCATAATAATTTCTATATTTTAATGTTAAACTATAGTTGAGGTTACAGATGAAATAATAATTTTGATATTAAATTTATAAGTATATAATATATTTTCTATATCATTTTTGAAATATAAAAATTTACTAATATCTTTAAAATAACAATGAATTTTAATATTACTATCTATACAATGTATTATAGTAGTAAATAAATCATCACCTTAAGACTACACGCACTCCATCCGCAATCCGGACATATTGCGCATCCGGATTGATGAATAAGCCACGCGCCGCACTCCGGGCAACGGTCGGTTATAAATGCAATACCTGCTGCCGGTTCCCTGTCGCTTTCCATGAAACATGTATCCATGCGTAATTGCTTTCGTCTATCAATTGGTCGAACTGAATCCCTGCTGCTTGAATCATGCTGAACAACCTACGATTCTTGTCTGGTGAACCTACCGTAATGTCTGCTGCTTCTCCCTGTATATGTTGAGAATTGACCGTCCCGCCTACTGCTTTGTTCAGCATCGGCGTGCGAAAACCGCTATTCACAATTACAGGACCGCCCCATAATGCGCGTATGGGGTCGAGACAATTCGTGATAAGAACTATCAAATTCACTTTCGCACTGGGAGGAGGAGTATTGTCTATACCCTGTTTGATAGCTGTCCGGGAATGACATAATTCTTGAATTGTAAAATACTTACCCATTGCGTGACATATTTTGTATAAAGGAATGAGAGCTACCAGCCATACAAGAAGTTGGTAGCTTCCATCATTCCTCTGCTTTTTTGTTTATAGTATAATCCAATGCGTCGTATTCTGTTTTTTTTACTAATACGGGGCATTCTGTCACGTTGGTGATATGCGAACACTTGTGCGCTGCTACGATTACGCCGTTTAGGCGTGAAATACGCCCGTCTTTATGTAAAACGGATTTTTGGAGAGTCTCTATTTGGGTTTGACAGAAATCTATTTGCTCACGCATAACGTTGAGCGCTGCCTCCAGTGCTTTGACTTCCTTTTCAAAGGCCTCCGCATCCTTGAATCGTTTCGTTTGCCGCCGATATAACACCAGCGTGTACAGCGACGTGCCTCCAAATATGCACGTGACAGCCGAGAGTATCCAGTTCAGAATATCCATTATAGCCTGTGTCTTACAGTTTTCTTTGTCCTACGCGTACTATATGGCGTGGAGCTTCAGTGTACGGGCGGCATTCCAGCAGTCCCAACGAGCGGCAGTGTGCCGTTACTTCCTCGAAATATGCTTCACCGATACGGCGGGCATCGTTAGAAGCGCGCACTATCGCGTTGTCTTCGGTTCTCGACGAAAACTCACCGTCTTTGTAGCGGACACCGAAGGCCGTGATATTGATAGGATTGTTCACAATGAACCGGCTGTATGCTATATAAGCCGTAGCCGCGACTATACCGTTACTATATTTCTCACCACAGCATCCCGCATAGTAGCCGCCGTTCATCAGTGCATCGTGGTCGTCCGCCGTTATGGTTGTCTCCGTTCCGTCTGGCCGCGTGTAGGTGAATGCGTCGCCGGTTTTGAAGTCCGTCTCATCGAGCCACCGGTACAGCGGCGCGCCGAGAACGTCCATCAGGCGTAGCCGTTCAGCCTCCGCAAGGTATGGCTCGAGACGTTCCTTGGCGTTAATGTTAGCCGCAATGGGCCGGACACGGTTAATATCCTGTATTGTCAGTAGCATTAGGCACGAGTTTTAATGCGTCTTCTTCTGTGAAACCGAAGAGCATCGTTAGTGAGCTGCGCTTCTGTTGTATAGTAAGCGTGGCATTGGTAATGACTTCCACTACATGCGCTGTAGCCGCCTCGCCGTGTGTCTCTATATATGAGCCGCCGGTATTGTACGCAAGCGGCACGATATCAAAATGCATCGGGATTTCATTCCACCAGAAGCTGAACAGGTATTCGAGCGTCTCGGTGATTATGGAGCGGTCGCGGTAAGTGACGGAGTTATAATATTTGTAAGCGTTTACGAACAGGTCGGCACCAAGGTTGCCAGCTACGTCCTTTGCTCGCAGAATCGGCGGTTGTTTGAATGCCTCGCCGATATTGTCGGGGATGACCTGCTGCGTGGTCTTAAACTTGCTATCATAGTTATCGCCGGACAGCGATACAAACTGCGGTATTTCATCTTTGTTCTTCGCTGTGGTGTACCACAATTGCATGGCATTCTCATCGCCCTGGAATTGCATCAGCTCCTGCTGCTTGCGTGCTAACTGCTCCTCGTTCTGGTCGCTTTCCATGATGTCAACGAGCAGGCCGGCCAGCATGAAGTTGCTGCACACGTTGCGTCCCGCGATGTTGGCAAGACCTTCCTCGGTACGCATATCGGTCAGTTCTGCTACGTACTTGGGTATTGGATATGCCAAATCGCCTACGGACGAGCCGCATAGATAGAACACCTGTCCGCGGTAACTCTCCCAGCCGCCGGCTTCGTCCACTTCGGACTGCACTGTTTCGGGACACGGGTCAAAAAGGTGATAACGAATTATGTCGTCAGGATACCAACGCATGCGAAAACGGGCACTACGCCGTCCCCAGTCTGCATGTACCGCAATATGAGTAATCTCGTCGCCGTTATCGGAAGTTCCCAGACGACAGAATTCGAACGGTACCACGTGCATATCTTTGATGTGAAAATCCTGCGTATAGTTCACATGAATTGCGAAGCCACAGTATTTGGTGTAGTCCTCTACGATTTTGCGGAGAAAGCGCGTACCTGTTTCCGTAGCGTTTACCATCATGTCCCCAACGGCACTGTCCCCGAATCCCTCGCCGTTCACGAAATCGGAGTAGATGTCGAGGCATGCATATCCCGTTTTAGAAGTTGTGACGAGTTCGTTCACTACCTGCGGAAAATCGTTATCCTCGCCGTAGGTAAGGATATGCCATTGCCGCCAGTCATATGACTTAAACTGCTGCCGCGTCTTTATCTGCGAGGCTATCATCTTCTACAATTTTTTTGCCCGCGGTTTGCGTGGTTTCTTAGGTTTGTCGGCAGATGTTCCGGATTCCTCCGACGATATGCCACCATTATTGCGGTAAGATGCTATGCGAACGTCTACATCCTCTGGTAGTTTGCTAAAGAACTTGCGAACGGCGGGATTATTGGACAAATGGCGTAATGCCATCTCCTCGCCTTTCGCCCGAAGTGTTGCAGGTGTTAGTACCCAATCAATTTCCATGTTTACAGGGTCTGTTTTGTAGGTTCCTGGGTAAACTTCGTATTCTGTAGTTTTTGGTTCTATTCCTTGTAACTTCATGAGTTTTATATGAGATTCGATATACGTGTGTATGCACGTAGCAAGGTTACGGCCAAGAAAAACTTTTGCGAGATAACGAATTTCTTCCATCGCCGCGCGGTTGCTTTCCAATGTCTGTATATAATGATTTCTGTATTGTTGAGACAGATTATTATATGCTGCTTGGTAGGCTTTCAGTTTTTCTATGTCTGATTTTTCCATAACGATATATTTGACGCATTGAGGCGGGGTTGATACCCCGCCTGTGCGTGCATCAGAAAATTAGCCTGCGGCGGAGGAGAGCAGTGACGTAATAGCTTTGTCTGTCGTCGCCTCGTCCGTCTTGAAAAATGATTTAGGCAGGCTGTCTTCGCGTCCATCTTCCCCTGTGGACAAAGTTACGTCATAGGCTATGCCGTCCGTAATTTCTGTCGAAACTGTCAGCGCCGAAACGCTGAGACCTGAATTCCAACCGTACACTTCATATTTAGTGTCTCCGGATGCGCCTCTGTCTTTGTTCTCCACAATAGCCACTACTAAGGCATTGGTAAGACCGTTGATGAATTTCTTTGCTGCCTCCGATTTCTGGAATATACGCACTTGTACACTGTGCGTATGACTATTTACGTAAGTCCCAGCGTTGATTTCATCAGTGCCGATGGTTGCGTCCGGTAAAGAATCCACCTCATATGCTTTTGCGCCTGTTTTGAGAATCAGGTCGGAAATAACATTATTCGTCACTTCCGAAGTTGCCTTGTTGATATCAGAATGGCTTATCAGTATGACACGTGCCGCGGTACCGGGAGTAGCCTGAGATAAGCAGTCTTCACTCGTGAAGCCTACAGATATTTTGCTGCAATCTACTGCCATAACTTATCCTCCTAAATGGCTATGGTGAACATTTCGGGATTGGTAAGTTTTGCATCCAGACGTCCCATAAGACGAGTAAATACTACCTTGTCCTTGCGGTCGTACCACATTTCAATCTGGTCAAAACTGTCGAGGCTGTCCACGCCTACGCCGAGCACGGGCCGAGCAGTGTATATGGCGCGGTTCGGGTTGTCGTATTTCGTCCCGTTGTCGAAGTACGATTTAATCATCTTGTCCCATATCGGCATGGCAATTACGGGAATGCCGTCATAGGAGAGTGCGGAGCGTCCGTCAAGCAGCATGACGCGCGCGCTTTCGAGATATTGCGAGGATGCGAGATACTGCGTATAAGCGTCGTAGATGCTCTGCGTCACAAGTATGAACTGATTTTCCATGCCTCGCAGTTCTATCGGAGCGCCGTAAACCAGCCCCGCGAAATAGTTCACGATATTCTCCGGCAATACCTTCTGTGTTGCATACGATGCGCTTGTATTTTCCGTAATAGTTACGCGCTGTTCCGTATTCCCGCCCGCTTGTGCGATAGCTTGTTTCCAGAATCCATCGAGCAGGGTGAAGTATTTCGTATCCAGCCCCACGGCGACCGTGCCGGTAGGCGCGCTCTGTGCCGACGTATCGCCGAACCAAACGGTCCGATAGAAGAAGTCGTGTACACTCTTCCGTAGAACTGTGAGCACGATGTTTGCGTAATCCGTGTCAGTAAAATCGGGAATGCGTACGCCGGTATGCAGAGAGTATATCGTGGCTGCGCTCTGCAAATCAGTATAGCACTGTTTGAGGAATATTTCCCATGTCTTTGGATTCCACTCCAATTTTCGGGTTTTGATGCTCCATTCATTATTAGAAGAATTGCATCCGGTGTCCGGAACGCCCACCAGGTCGCCTTCACCGATGAACCCAACCTCAGTATTGGTAACGATACCCGGGAATATCGTATGAATGGACGTGAAATCGGGGGCACGCAACGTGTCCTCGAACAGCATTTCGCTAAGCGAATCGACCAATTTACCTTCGAAGGTAAATTTAGTCATGTCAATAAAACCTCCTGCTGCCATTTTTATAGGGTGTAATGTTAGTGGATGTTGGTTATTTAATGAGTTTTTCAGCCTCAGCGGCCTTTCGCTGCTTCTCGCGCGCCTCCTTGATGATGTCCTCCTTCGAGAGGCTGGCCGGTGATTTAGATGTTGGGACATAGTTCTGTCTTGAAGGCGGTACTTCGCTGCTACCTCGAAGACGACGTAACTCCGCTTCCTGCTCATCGATTACCCTGCGTGCTTCTTCCAGCATGTCTTCCAGCTCCCGCACGCGCTCCTCCATGTCTCCCACGCCAGGCTGATTAGGCGATTCTATCGCCGTTACTACATTGTCTTCGATGTTGACTTTGCGGCCATCAGCAAGTACGAACTTGCCTTCGGTGTCGCCTTTTGCCACTTTTACACGGTCGCCAACGCTGAGGCTGTCGTCGGACGAGGATGTTGAAAACACGATATTCCCCTCCACGTCTTTGTAATCGTAGTTGAAAATTTCGTGTTTTTTGAAGTAATTAGCCATTCGTTCCATGAACGAAACATAGGCCGAAGATTTTGTTTCTGCCATAATGCAATTATATAGTTGATTGGTTGTGTATTGGTTTATTCTGTCTATAAATCCCATTTCGAGGAGGGAGTTCGCATCATGTACTTTTTCCTGCTGGATAACATTGCGTAAAAATTTCCTATCTGCTCCGGTGCGTTCTGTGTAAATATCAAGTATTGCTTCTTGCTCCATCTCCAGTATATCGGACATATTCCGAGCTTCTTCAGCCGATATGCATCCGAACATTTCCGTATGAACCTGATGAATCAGCGCACGGACATTGCGGTTAGCTGACCTGTTGCCTTTCGGAGCCGCAAGTAAAATTACAGTTGCCATAGAATGACAGGCCCCACGAATATTTGCGTAAATGTTTCGCCCGCTCATTCGCAACATATCGTATATTTTGAATCCTTCCTCCGTGCTCCCGCCGTCGCTGTCTATATCCAACAGAATATCAGGGTCGGGATTTCCGGCCAATATCTCCGCCAGTTTCTCGGCGGAAAATGTGTTGTCGCCAAACCAGCTATTTTCGGGAGCAATACTTCCTATGACTTCTATATGTATCATATATACAAAGATACGTATTTTTAGTTTTATATAAGAAAAAAACTATAATAATACTTTGTTTGATTGTATTTTCATATAGTTTGCTTCCTGTCTTTTAATGTCCTGGATAGTTGCTACTATTTTCACAGAATTAAGAGCTTTAGCAATAGCTTGTTCGATGTTAGGATTGATATCCATTCCTGCGTGTCTCATAACATATCCGCCATCGTATCCGGCGGAGGCAAATGGAATACCTCCGCCCGCTTCATTGATGGCAGACAGTAGGGGGAGGAATCTGGCCGTTGAACGCCTGTTGATAATTACCTCGCCGGCCTCAGCTTCAATAACTTCTCCGCCCTGTGCATGGGTGCGTCCATGAATGTAACGGCCGCGGGAGGCGGTAGGAAGCGGGGCAGACAATACGGCAGCCATTTGCAGTGCGCTTGCCGCCGATATGAGCCCGGTAAGTATCCCGGCCACTATGGGATTTGCCTGCGCCTGTGTCCACGCCTGCACGATTGCCTGTGCAGTGCTTACCGTAATTGAAAATACGGATGCAGCCCGTTCGGCTTTCGCCTCTCTGATACGGGCTTCGGCTATTGCATCCTCCCGCTCTTTTTGCAGCCGCATACTTTCCGCGTTATATTCGGCTTCCGTATAGGCCCCGCGTGCGTACATGTCGGCCAAATTCTGTTCTGCCTTATCATACGTGTCGTTGATAGATGCCACTTGCTGTTCTACCTGCGAAGAAATTAGGTCGGTAATACCATTGAAAACTTCATTTATTTGGTCGGCAATGGAGAATATATCGTCCCGAAGTTTAGTTTGAAATTCTTCCTCGTTTTGAGCCAGCTCCTGCCTGATTCTCTTTATCTCTTCCGCCTCTCCTTTATGGAGTTCCAATTCCTGGAGCAACCGTTCTTTCGTCGTCCGATATCGGGTTACGTAATTGCTGTTGTCGATTTCATATCCCTCCAGCCATGCAGCACGCTCGATAGCCAATACTTGATTAGCTATTTCCCGCTGCAACGAAACGGTATCTTCTCCGAGCTGTTGACGGAGGCGTAATTCTTCCTGCATGCCCTGTAGTTCCAGTTGCAGACGCTCGATGCTACCCTCCTTCATCTCTTCTGCCTCCTGCGATACTATTGCCTGCAAAGTTTTCAGCCGTTCCTTAAGGATTTCATTTTGCTTTTTGGCGATTTTCTCGTCTACTTCTATCGTCTCCTCCCCGTTCTTCTCCAGCATCTCCTTCTCTGCCTCAAAAGCCTCCAATTCGATTTTCAGACGTTCCGCGGCATTGTTCCCGGCTTCCAGAATGCGCCGGCGGTAAAGAATACTCAGTGCTTCGAATTCTTGCCTGTCGTATTTCTTATTGACTTCGGAAATATCTTTTGCAAGGTTTTCGGCTAACTTGTCGCGATATACCAATAAATTTGCCAACACCTCCTCGTAGGCTGTTTTTGCGGCTGCAGCCTCCTCCTGGGACAGGTTGCCAAAATCTATTTTTTCATATTCGGCAACCGTATCCTCTAACGTCTTGAGAGTTTCCGCATATTCGTGCATTAGCTGCCGTATCTCGCCCTGTCTGCTCCCTTCATTGAGAGTTTTAACCATTTCCTGTTGGATTTTTACGATATTTCCTGCGAATTTGGAAGCCAGCTGGTCTACGGTCTTGCCCGCGTCTTCTGCATCTTCTGCAAAGCCCACAGCGAGTTCCGAGGATTTTTCGGCGGCCGTGGCTGTAAGTTCGTTTATGAACGTCAGATAATTTTCGGCCCTTGAGAAAGCCTTGTCAGCATTGTAGTTCAGCCTTTCTGCGCGGTCAGCTGTCAAATCGAAATTACGGCCTATATTATTTCCTAAGAATACAAATGATTGACCGAGCAAAGTATTGGCGTTAGCCCAATTCTGTATTCGTTTCTCCTCCCGTTCGCTATTTTCTTGTGCCAGTTGCCGTGCCCTTGCCTGATATTCTATAGCCTCCGCTATCTGCTCTTCATACAGTTTCAGTGATGCAGCAGCCTGCGCACGTGCGACCATTGCATCTATGACTTTTTGCGTAGATGCGGGGGAACCGAATACCGCCTCTGCATCGTTCACGTCGTTTATGGCAAGTCCCGTATCTGCTATCTCGTCCTTGTATTTTTGTATGAATCCCGCTTTTGCTTCTGCATCATCGCCCAATCTCGCCCATGCATCGGCGAGTAAATTGATATTCGCAATCTGTTTGCCGAGCCCGCTGAAATCCATTGCTTCATTTAATGCTTTCATGGAGGCCGCCGTGCTGTCCGCCGCGTTTTTCCCCTTTAACAGTTCGCCTATCCATTTTACTATTTCGCCTCCGTATTGCCCAAGTAGTGTAACGCCCACTGCTAACAATGTCTGCATGGACAGAAATGACGACAACACCGTTTTTATCACAGACGGTGCGGCCTTACCTTCCTTTCGCAGGGCTGCAGCCTCCATACGCACTTTCTGTATCTCGTCAAAAAACATCGGTAGGTTGTTCGAGATGGCGAGGAAAAACTGATTAGCGCTAACAGTGAGGGATGGTAATTCGCGTACCAGTTGTTGTGCCTGAATATTCAATCCATTATATGCACTGCCGTAGTTACCGACGTTGCGGCGAAAATTGCCCAGCGCCTGTTCCTGCTTGCTGAGTTCCGCAGTCAGTCCTGCGATGCGGTCACGCAGTTCAGTTCCCTGCGCCGCTTCTCTTTCCGCCTTGCCCAAACCGTCGTATTCCTGTGTAAGTAATGACACTTGCAAACGCATGGCTTTAAGCGCATCTGCCTGTTGCCCCTCTAATTTCATAGAGTTGACAGCAAACTTACTGTATGAGTTGTATTGGGCAGTAAGTACTTTCAATTGGGCGGCCTTTTGCTGATACGCGATAGTGCCTTTCCCATTTTGCGCCGCCTCCTGCTTCATAGCTTCTTTAATTCCGTCTATTTTCTGCTGTAGCTCTGCCGCTGTAGCGATTGCCTCGGTCGCATTCAGTTTAATGTTATATACGGTTTCTCTTGTTTCGGTAGCCATGTTATTGTAATTTAATCATTTCACAGGTGACAATCTCTCCGGAGTAATTTTCGACTTTCAGCAGATAGAAGTATGCGCTAAACTGTTCTAACCAAACAGGCTTCATAAAATCTATCATGTATATATCGAGCAGCGACAAATCGAAAGAAGCCCGTAAAACGGTCGGGAAAGCAATTGCATTTGTTAAACCATCAAAGTTCTGTTTGATGTCTTCTGTGTAAAAATTGCCTGTATATACATTCTTGACAGCAGATACAGTACCTTGCTGAATTGTTTTGCTAAACGGCAATAATGCTTGTAATAGATAGGGTGTATCGCTTCCTTTCCATGTTCTGGATATGCCGCTATCCTGCTGTGAAACCTCATATAGTGGAAGATTGACGACTTGGCCGTAAGTATCAAATGTTAGATTTTTCGCGCTGGCAAACGGTATTTCCATATACTCCTCCGGCCCCTGTTCTAAGGATGCAGAATGCATTCTGAATGTCCAGCCGGTTTGGTAATCATTTTCTTCCTTAAAATTGATTTCGTTGATTTTGGCGAAATTGTCGGGCTGATAGCTAAATTCGAGTTCATCGTCCTGTAGTAGTTTGTCCGACCAGTCCATTACATTACCTGCATTCTTGTTGTCAATGACGGTTTGGAAAGTTTCAAATGTTACGGTCTTGGTGCGATAATCGAATACGGGGAAAAGGGCAAAAGTCTGTATTACAGCACGCACAAAATCGCCCTGCGTGTCGAAGTTCATGCAATCGAACAGATTTGCGCTTGCGCCTATTGTGATGCTGCCGTAATCAGTTTCGCTGTCGGGGTCTGATGTAAACTTAACAGATAGGTCTATATCTATAGGCATTTTTATTGGAGACGTATTGGTACTGTCAAAACGCTCATAGGATTGGAATGTGAAACTAAAACGTAACTGCTCCCCCGCATTGATTGTAAATGGATTTTCTGTATATAGTAAGTGTGTTTGGCCGGCGGCTATATCTGGAAGCCAATAATTATTATTAATATCATCATACTGATAGCCTTTTAATGGCTTTGATACAATAACATTACCAGAGTTGTCCGTAATATTTGCAACAACCTGCAAGGCTGTTATCGTACTGTCTGGCGTGTATGGATAATTGATAGGAGCGCCAGGTTTTACAGATACTACAACGTCGCATTTCTGCGTATCAAGAGCGAAATATGTTGGTTTGTAATGTAATCGCATTTCATCCGAAGTGCCGCTATACCCACTCCTGCCTGAAGAATCGGATTCTAAAGATATTGATACTTTAACAAAATTTCGGCGCTGAATCACTATAGAAGCATGCACTCCTCCTGTCATTTCGTATGTAAAATTTCCAGACTGTTTTAAACTAACACATGGAATGATGTGTTTATCCAACCCAGAGGATTTGTCGTACTCAGTATTCCATCCATGATACTTCATAATAGCGCTGAGTACGGATGGAACACTGAGAGCCGGAAAGACATTCCATACATCTACTGCCTGGCTGAGCGTGTCGGCATTGCTGACAGCTCCAGGTTCGATATCGTTTTGTGATAGCAGGTACAGACCGTTTACCGTGCCGTATTCTCCAACCGCCTGGCTAAACGTTCGGATTTGTGTGATATCTACAGCGCTGTTTAATGTTAATGCCGACATAGGCGTATCATCCATAGATACGAACAAGTCTTTGTTTGCACCTATGATTTGGCAGTTTATCTCCCCGCCGGACATGGAATCGACGTACAGCAGCATATCCTCCTCGGTGAATTTCTGCCCGTCGCAAAGGAGCAGGCAGGGCCACGCGTGCGTCGATATATCCCCGTATCGTCCGTTAATGCCGTTGAAATACTGCATAGCCCGAATGTTCGTTTCCGTAACAGGCAATGTCAGTGCCTGGGAAAACGTGACGTTTCGAGCACTCGGTTCGGATACGTCGAACGCCTGCAGTGTGATGTACGGATTTTCATCGCCCAAATCGAGCGATATCCATTCTTCCGCCTCTGTATGTCGTATTTTTACATCCCATTTCATAGCTGCTGTAATCTGATTGGCGGTAGCGTAAATGTGTATTCTATATCCCCAAGTCCTGAGCGGCTATTCCATGTTACGGAAATCGAATCTTCGAATACGACCGGCTGCCATTTGCCGATGCTTTCGTCATACCATTCAACGAGAGGGGAGCGGGGTATGAATTTCAAGCACTCAAATTCTTCGCGTGTTAACAATCCGTCGCCTACCGTTATACGCTTGCGACCTATGGCACTTGCGCGATGCCATATGCGGTATTGGTCGGAAGGATAGGGTAGTGTATTTATGATATCTTCAATCTCCTGTTCGTCCGATGGATATGACTTGAACATCCAGAAATCGTATCCTCCTTTTTCATTTATCCATCTTATATAAAAAGGGTTATCTGGAATACATCCTAATCGGCAATGATATTTTGGTGTAAAATATTGGAATGAAATATACGAATTTCTAAGTTCCCAACTTTCAGTATCTGTTAAATCTACCATACTTACCCCTACAGGAATCTGCATAGCTTTATATGCACTATTAAACGTTTTCCAATATAGAAATGGACCGAAAGAAAACGTATTTGTATTTATAACCATGTCGAGCGGATATCCTTCATACCATACCCAACATGCAGGAGACATAAGCATTGCTGCATTTTCTGTTTGCATATCGCTAATATGTCCATACTGAGATATGTGGCGCATGAATAATCTTCTTGCATTTTCTTGTGCTGTATCTTCCCCAGGAATGTTGTTAACAGTGTAATTCCCGTATAAATTGTTGTCAGAATATCCGGAACGTATGTTGAAAAACGATGATTTAAATATCCATCCTAAATCATATCTCACTTTACCGGCTGTGTCCGCTTCTGAAGATAATATCACAGTATGAGTACTTTCATCAGATTGTTTAACATTCACCGTAATTGTCGGTAATGTCGTGTCTGTAGGCGATAATGAATCGAGCAAATCAGCAGGCGATGGAAGATACGGCAAATAATCATTTCCGGTATTTATCATTATTTTGCCAGCCGTGACCGACATTAACAGGAATCCTTTTGGTGAGGCGCCGGGACTTTCCGGCGTTTTGTAATCTACTAAAAAAGAATTGTCGTATGGATAAAGAATCGCTTGCCTCGAACCGTCAGACACAGATGAGCGCATTGTCGTTTCGCCGGAATAGAACCATGGCTGAAAATCTCCCGTATAACCGTATCTATAAATATCTCTTACCTCAAATCGGGATGTTAATGCATAAGGAATTATCGTATCGAGCATTTTACCATCGTAATACATGTTTCTCCGCACATAGGTTATATTCCAATTTGTATTCAAAGTACGCACATAATAAATATGACCGCCCATGTATAAACTACCGTCAGCTGAGCCACCTAACCATATCTTTTTAATATTACTATAAACATTATAACTAACATCCCCATTATAAATAGTGGTTCCGTTAAAATCGATACGCATAATTCCTGCGCCTCCTGATGTAACTGCAGCTGTGTCTGTCCAAATAACAATATGATTTAATGTTTTTAAAACAACGTCAATAGTAGTAGATGAATCTTGGTGTCGTACTAATTTGCCTTTTTTAAAACCTATTACGTCAACTGGTTGCGACAGTTCGTCTTCATAAATTACTAAAGGATGTACTAAATCATCATTTGCAATATTGTCTATATTAAACACTAATTCTATTCCCAACGAATTACTATTGCGCATAATTTGTGATACTTCAACGTACCCTAAAGGTCTGTTTGTGCAGTCAAAAGATTGAGGAACACCAATACAATGTCTGAAATTAAACCATGCAGTTAGTCCAGGGCCTGTCCATGCGTTGGTTCCATCCTTAAATGGATTTTGAACAATAAATTGTGTACATAAAGCAGCTTGCATGTCCGGATATCTCACGGTAGATAATTGATTAGCATTGATATATGCTCGCTCTATATAATCGACAAAGTTGCGAGATGGCGTTATGTTTAAATTCCATAATGCATCACCGAATGTTTGGTCTATTATCAATTCCACGCGTCCCCCCGCAAAATTGTTATTTGTGGGGCTCGTTTTAATACTTAATTTATTGATACCAAGACTGTAATATTTCCCTATTGTAAACGGTATTATGCTGCTCACTCCACTTGTTGATATTCTGGTAAGTCCGGACGTATCTATTCTTGAAAATAATGTCGGTAATTGACGTTGGCCGGCCGGCATAGCCGAGCTACCCACAGGCATTTCAACATCTGCATTGGATGTTTTTAACGGTAGAATATTAACTCCTTCTGTATCATTTTGATGTGCTTGCGCCCACTCATACAGTCCTTTGTCAGTTTGCAATACGAGTTCCGTCTCCTCGTACGCTGAACATATTGGTTTCGGTTTTTTCAGACAGTATGCCATAATCTATAATATATATCCGTGTTGTGATGATGCAGGGACGGACAGTGCTTCATTGATAAGTATTTGCATCGCTTGCTCTAATGCCGTTTCAAGCCACGCCTCAAAATTTTTTACGGGCGTGTCGACCAAATCCACGTATAGATGATTTCTGTATAATTCCGACCCTTCGCGGCGTATTTTCCATGCTACCGCATTGGCAAAACGTCTGGCATCTCGCGCATCTATAAAATAAAGACCTTTGGCGGCTGCCCATTCTTCGATAATGTCGGTAAAGTTGGCCGGGACGCGTCCGGGCCCCCGCCCCGTGATGAGAGTATGGAAATATCCGGGAGCCTTTACCGCTCCCTCGATAATATCCCCAGTGCGCTCTACCGTTGCCGTCGTTTCTGAATACGTCCGTCCACTTGCCTGCTGTCCGGCACGGCGAGAAGCCTCTATTATGTCATCCCTCAGCATTTCCAAGTGCTGAAGAAGCTCGCTGTCGAATCTTGTTGTCATCGTCTTTTCGCTTTTCGTGCGCGGGCGGCTTTTTCTTCGCGATTCTTATGCAGCCGCTCGTGAAATATCGCCCGCTGCATATCGGTATAAAGTATATTGAATACTTTCGCGTATTTCCATGACAGTATCGTGTCTGGGTCCGTCGCGAACTCTTTTGCGAGAGACGTTATTACTCCCATGTAACTGATTTTCCGCTGCATATCGAGTATACCTGCAGCTTTCTCTTCCGTGGTAGGGGCTTTATAAAGCTCTTTATTTTCACGATTAATCCAGTATGCCAAACCGTCTATAACTTCCGGCCACCAAGCAATGCTTTCACGGATATTCAGGAACGACCATTTTGGCACAAGACATTTCATGCACGCTTCCATTTTGGCGAACTCAGACAGTTTCGCGTTCTGCAAAATGCGACCGAGTTCTATACGTTGTCCGTATGTAAACTGCCCCCCTCGGATATCTACTTTACGCATAATCTTCGGCACACAGCCCCTCCTCCCACTGAAATTCTACATAAATGCTTATTTCGTTCGCGTCGAACCGCGGTTCCGCCCTGTAGTTAATACGCAGATTTGCGAACGAATCGGGAAATCGTGCGGCCATGTCCGATTTTTTCAGCGCCTGCAGAAATGGCCGGACGAGCCGCCGCTCTATCGTGTCCTGCACAGCAAGACGCGTACGAGTAGTCATATCGTTATCGGAAAATTCCGTGCTTCCTTTTTCATACGGGCTGTGCATCTCAACAAAACCGCAGAAATATACACGCACTGTAGTTTGCTGATGAGGGATACGGCCTCGCGGCAATATATAGTTAGAGTAGACAGGCGGTTCGACATATATAAAGAAATTTGCGTGCCCATCGTCATTCGTTCGCGGTACGGTATCGATTTTAACCGCAATCAAATCGACACTGTCGCACTCGAAATACACATCTCCGCCTCCGACGTTGCACGTTTTGGCAAAATCGCCGATAAATGATATTATGCTTCCAATCATCTTTTTTTAGGTATTTGCAGCGGCGAGAAACGAGCCCCCTCCGCTTTGTCGTGTATGTCGAAAAACTGCCGCATAATTAATGTGTCTAAAAAATCCGGCGAATGCCCCAATGCCTGTTTCATTTCCTCTTTTTTTATGAGAGCGCGCTTATTGTCGGTGTTCACGTCAGCCGCTTTCAGCTGCATAAGCTCCGTGCGTATGCGTTCGGCATACTCGGGCGGGCAATCTATGCGTATCTGACGTTTATTTATTTTTTCGGCCAATCTATATGCACATTCGGCCTTGAGCGAAGCGTATGTGTCATGTATTGCTTTTGAACCACCGCGAAACTCCTTTATGCCGCGCATATAGCTCTCAAGAAAAAATCCCAGACCGTCCGCGTCAGCCACTATGTGCGACCTGGGCACGTTATTTTCTGTCGCAATTCTCTGTATCGCTGTTTCAATATCTTTCCCGCCCGTCTTATTTTTCACGAACGGAAAGCGGCAGACGTCGCCATGCCACAGAGCTATTACGCACGTATCGCGTCCGCCTCCGGCCAAGTCTGCCGATATATATGGGTCACCCTCGTTCACGAAATCGTTTGTAAATGCGTCGCATACGGCGTCATAATCCACCAGTAATCTCGTGTCTGTATCAAACTCCCAACGTCCGTACAGCAGACGCTCTCGTTCTGCGGGGG